TCAAATCTCAGGGATATTTACCCCGTCATTATAAATAATAACTTCAAGCCCTTTCTTTTTATCCTGAGCCGTATAACTTAATGAATAATCAGCCATGTTAAGACCCCGATAGATTTCTCTTATTTCATTAACGTTATCGTAAGAAACAATCCAGGGAAGTGTGATATTTCGCAAGGTTTTAGCAATTTTAACATGATCATCATGCTGATAAAAGTTGCGATATAGTTCGGCACCCTTAACATAGTAGGGAGGATCAAGATAGATTAGGCTTTTCTTAGGTAATGAGCTTTTTTGAGCCATCAGAAAATCTACTGCATCAAGATTCGATACGTGAATTTTATCTTTATAGGTGCCTATTAGCTTTATTCTTTTGATTAAATCCTGTTTATTAAACCTTGCATCTAATTTCCACTTTCCTTTTTGTTCCTTACCTCCAATGACACCAGCTTTAAGAATGCCTGAGCGATTTGTCCTGTTCAAAAAGAAAGTAGATAAAGCGACTTCGAGCATACTATATTTATCGTTATTAAGCAGTATGTCTCTTTGTTGATGCCAGTTCTCAATAGTTACGGGGATTTCGTAAATCATTTCACACAATGATTCGTTATGATTTACAACAGCAGACCAAAAAGCATAAAGTGCAGGGTCGATATCATTTATGAAAATGTCTTCAACAAGACCGTTGAGCAGCAAACCTAATGCCACACCTGCTCCGCCTGCATAGGGTTCCGCGTAGCAGCCTCCGACTAAGTTGTTGAAGCGAAGAATTTGCTCAATGTGTGGAGAGAACTTTGCCTTACCTCCAGGGTAACGGAGGGGGGTTTTGAATTGTGACAACTTTGGCACCCGCATTAGGTCAAGAAAATGATGTCAATCTTACCACAACTTAGTTATCATTTTCTAGATGTAACATAGGTTTTAGGTATCATATAGCAATTATTTGAGGGATCATTATGAGTAAAAACCTGTCATATATGTTAAATTTTTTATATCAAATAAAAAACCACCCAGATATTCTTTCTTACAGAAAAGTTGAGCTTAGTGACGACTACGGGGCTTCACTTGGTGATTTTAGACCAATACAGATAGGTATCGGTCCAGATAATCGAATGTCAGCAAATAGAGTTGTCATGGATCTATGTTTGTTTATGTTGATAGATGCCTTAATAGATAGGGATAATCCAGACCTTATTGGCGAGGATTTTATAACCAAATATAAAAAACTTGACACTGAAACAACACATTTATTTATACAAAAAGAATGCTTTCGATTAATTAGATTAATTAGGAATGCAATCGTCCATGATAATGAGGCTATTACTTTTGAAGGTGAATATAAAAAAATCAAAGAAGATGAAGTAGGTATACCCACTTATCAAGACACAAGAAAAATGCTTGTCAATTTGAAAGGGAAGAAAAAAGACGAAAAACTTGATATGTATCTTTTAGGTAAAGAGTACTTAAATTTTATTATTTGGTTTTTAGTTTTCGAACAAGTTCCTCAAGGATATAGTTTATTAATTTTGAAGAGTGCTTATAATAAGTTATTATTAAATATAAATTCCATTTCAGATAGAATGGGAGACTCTATAAAAGGATGTCCGAACCTTTCATCCTCTGTGCTATTGAAAAGCTTCAATAGATATGTCATCTTTAATGCTATTATCACGGAGGATGATGAAAATATTTGCATAAAGATTAAGGATTATTCCTCATTTTGCTGCGACTACTACTGGGAAATTGGTTCAGAAGTTTATTTATTACCTCTGGAGGCCTTGGTTATAGATAGTGAAGGGTTAGGGAAGGTAAGCAAAAATAAACTCCCTGAGTTCAAAGTTTCTAAAGTATTTTTAGCTAAATATTTAAATAAATCGATTTAATGAATTGTTATGCTCCATTGAAGTTAATTTACATAGTGCCCTGAAAGATTATTTTAGGGCACATATGAAATATGATATGGATAAACAATATTAACTAAATCAATTCCGGGATTCTTTATGAGCTTAATAGCTACCTAGATTTCTTTTAATGATTTCTATGCAGCAATAATCTTGAATCTTTGGCCCTGTACATAATTACTCCACCACTGCATGAGAGCAACTCGTTCTGTTAAGTATTCTGCTCGATTGTAAGCTGCAATTATTTCATCCTTCTTTGAGTGTGCAAGAGCAGCTTCGAGGACATCTGTTCTGAACTTTCCAGACTCCTCTGCGGCCGTTCTTGCTATAGAACGCATTCCATGGGCTACAAGCTCTCCACCAAAGCCCATACGGATTATGGCCGCATTCGCTGTTTGTTCATGCATATGATTGAGTGGAGCTTTGATACTGGGGAAAACCCACTCTCTGTGCCCACTGATGGCTTTCATTGAATCCAAGACTCGCAAAGCTTCTTTGCTTAGTGGAACTTTGTGAGGCTTCTTCATTTTCATAAACTCAGCCGGGATGTTCCACATCGATTTTTCAGTATCTATATCGGCCCATCTCGCACGAACGGCTTCCCCTGGACGAACCCAGGTCAGCAATTGCCATTCAATCAGCAATCTTGTCTCCATACGAACTGAGGCATTGTTTAACACCATTAGGAAGCGGGGTAACTCGGAAGGGGGCAATGCTGGCATATTCTGTTTTTTAGGCTTACTGAACCGTTGCCCAAGGTTGTCAGCCGGATTGAACTCGATAAGTTCTTCAGTCGCGGCCCAGCGAAATATTTCATTTAATCGGGAAATGATTCGCCGTAAGGTTTCGAGGACTCCTCGTTGCTCAATAGGGTCGAGATGTTGCTTTAAGAGTTTGGGTCGGATCTCATTGATAGGAACCTTACCCAAGCCGGGAAATATATTTCTCTCCAAGCTTCGCCAGATGTCTTCTGCATGGTCTTGTGAGATACCAGAGGTCTTTACCTTCTCATCCAACCATTTCCTTGCCACGGCTTGGAGAGTGTGTTCAGTAGCATTCTTTAAGGCATTAGCTTTATCGTTGTTATGAACTTGGGGATCAATGCCATTAGCAAGCAAGGAAAGGTATTCATCTCGTAAGGCTCTGGCTCTTGCCAGTGTAAGGTGAGGATAGGTCCCAAGGCTCATTTTGGTTCTTTTTTTACTCACTGGCACTGCATACCTGAAATACCAATTCTTCTTTCCTCCTTTCGAGAGGGGAGCGATTCGTAGTATCAAACCATCTCCGTCAAACAAGTTGATTTCTTTGTCGGCTGGCTTGGTGCTTTTGATTTCAGTGTCAGTGAGCTTCTTAGCGATTTTTGCCATTTTGGGACCCTCGGTTTTTGGACCCTTCTTAGTGGGTCCCATTCAGGGTGCCATATGTGATAGTTCTCAGCAATTCTCACTGGACGACAATAGACGTAAAAAAGCCCGCAAGGCTGATTCCATGCGGGCTTAGTAGACTTCATTGTACTTCAAACAACTAAAAAGTGGTGGAGCTGGCGGGAGTTGAACCCGCGTCCGAGTGTTGTTAACTATCTATTTTTATTGAAATCATTTTTACTCATGAATTCCGCGTACCCTTTACGTATCTTCTGAAGTAATCTCATGGAGAGTCTATTGTCTAACTTCTGTAATTTGATAGTTAAGTGTTGGTCTCTATGCTGCGTTGTATTCCCTGCCGGCCCAAGGACAAATTCGGTTTCAAAACGGTCAGTGATAAAAGTACCACCGGCATCTTGGTATGTAAGAATTAATGTTGGGCCAAAGAATGAAGTGATATTTTCCCCTGAAAGTATTTTTAAATTAATCATATTGTATAGAATTGTATTAATTGCATATGGCAATTCTATTTCTTCTTTTTTATTGGTGTTGGATTGTGGTGTGATATATTTTAAATTTTTTGTTAAATCCAATTTTAATGTATTATCTCTGCCATTGATTTTTGTTGTTATGATTGTACTATCAATATCATATGAAAATGTATAGTTTGGACTGTACTTTTTTATATTTGAATTGTTATTTAATTCTTTAAGTAGTATTGATGTTTTCTCTAACCAATTAGATACGTTACATTTCCATTTGTAATTAATGTTTTGTGCGGACCCACTCCCTATATTTATTATTGGTGAGCGGTGGTAACTAGCACTGGCATGATCATTTATTTTTTCGTCAAATATTGGGTATTTAGACATGGTTAATTCTTGATGATAATCTTCAATGTACAATTGTGGTTTGTATGATAATCTTCTTTGTAATATCGATTGGATGATCGCATATATTGCAGCCATAGCGGACACTGTTGCTGTAGCACAAGAAATGATAGTAGCGTAATCGTTAAGTTTCATTTTAATCCCCATCAATGAAGTTGATGGGGATTATTTTCTATTTGTGGTTTTTTTTCAAGGTATCTATAGATGAATTGTTATCGTATTCCTTCAAATATCGGCCATAATGTCTGAACAGCATTTCCGGACCCTTGTGCCCCATCTGCGCTGCGAGCCAGAACAGGTTTGCTCCGCGGCTAATATGCCGGGTTGCGAAGGTATGTCTAGTCTGGTATGGGTTACGGTATCTGATCCCGGCTTTACGCAGTGTTGGTACCCAAGCCTTCTTCCTGATCGCATCGGCGCCAGCCCATGGACTACAGGTCTTTGGATCCTCAAAGACTGTCGCATCTTTCATAAAGGTGAATGGTTTCTGAAAAATCAGTGCACTCAGAGCTTCCTCGGTTAACTCAACCTTACGTGTTCCAGCTTTAGTTTTCGTACCCTTAATAACACCCACAACACTGGCATTTTGCACATGTGCTGTTTTGCCGATAAAGTCGATATCGCGCCAACGGAGTGCACAGAGTTCGGAACTACGTAGTCCGGTTTCTATTGCAAACCGGAACAGGTTTTCCCACTGCTTATTACCTGCGGCACGCAGAAGGGCTTCAACCTCTGCAGGTGAAAGTGGATCAACAATATAATCGCTTTCAACATCTGTTTTACTGCTCTGGTAGCGTGAGGCCGTCACCAGTGACACAGGGTTTATCTGCAATACACCATCAGTCACTGCCTCATCCAAGGCTGAGCGCAGGAATGAAAGTTGGTTCCTGATCGTTTTTAATGTCGTTTTCTGACTCTGGATCCATGTTTTTAAAGCAGCTGGTGTTAATTCGCTAGCAGGAAAAACGTGAAGTGATGACAGAGCATTTAAACATTTCTTATATCCACCGATTGTTGATGGAGATAATTTTCTGGTTTCGCAAATAACAAGATATTCATCGAGATAATTCTTTGCCGTTTTTCCTGTTGAAGCATTACCAAATATTTTAAGTCGCGCCGAACGGGGAAAGTGTTCACCATAATTGAATGTACCCCGCTCAATTTTATTGTGAATTTCGCCGAGTGTTCGCTCGGCGTATTTAATGTTTTTGCTATTGACTTCAAGGTTTGATAAAGGTTCCCGGCATTTTACCCCCCTATAGGTAAAGGTAATATTGATAGTTTCCCCAGTGCTATGTTTCCTGATCGTTACGCCGCGCGGGAGTTTAGGCGATTTTGTCGAGCCCATTTTGCAACCTCACTAAGATCTATCCATCTTTCCTTAACGCCTTCGACCTTTAGCACCTGTACTCCTTCACGCCATACGCCACGCTGGATGCGCTTATTTATGGCATCAGGGGTTTCGCCTGTCTCTTTGCAATAAGTTGAGATGGGAACACAATCGAGGCTCAGCATAGATTTCTCCATTACCCCGGCTGCACCCGGGGGGAAATTATTAAATAACTGCGCTTTTTGGCGCTGGTGGTGCCACCGCGCTCATAGCGGTGCGGATAACACAAGCAATACGCTCACGCAATTGTTGTGTACCGTGATATTCAATAGCTATATCATGCAGTTTATTGACTAGTTCGCGGATTTGATGCTCTTTCAGCACTACTGGTAATGGCTGATAGGTGGTTACATTAGCGAAAGCTGCTCTCAATCCGATCTTAATATCCTCCACATCGTCATCACCCAGGGGACCATCGGTTAGCGCATGATGGAATGCGTAAGCCATAGCGTCTGTTACTGGCCCTACCGCCGATGGCTGATCTTTAATGTGCAACCGCGGCTCACCGTCTTTCGGCTCAGGCCATTCGCGCTGTTTGTTCACTGCCAGCTTTTCGATCATTGCCTGAGTAATCTGCTCATCTGTAATACCAGCCCGGCGCTGGGCATCCCACAGCAGGAATTGCATATCAGCCCACTCCGACAGGTCATCTGGTTCCGCTGCGGCCTCCATAGCCTCTTTTGCCAGGTGCTTCAGTGGACCAACAGGGCCGACATTACCGAATGTCACCTGTGACCACTCTGCGTGCTCGTTGCGTACGTGCTCGCGGTCCATTGCTGCCAGCGCGATTTCAAACAACGCCGCACATTGGTTTACATGGGCGCGGCCTTCACCCGTTATCTTCGTGTGACGGCAAAACTCAATTTGCTCCTGCGCCTTTTTAATTAACTGCTCTCTGGTTATGGTTGATTTGGTCATTGGTTGGCTCCTTACACTGCCAACTGCAGTTGCATGTCGAACCGGTCGCGCTGCTCGCAATATGTAAGCGAACCGGGGCTATTATGTGATTCAATGCGCTCCACCATCAGGGCTGCGCGAGTCTCTTTCGATGCTGGCGCATAGGCACCAGACCAGGCTTTATCTATCCCGATATTGCGGGCCACATTCGTGGAATCGGCGCTCGCCAGCGGAAGCTTCGTGAAAATCAACGGATTCAGCATACGGAGGCCGTGAAGCTTGGTTATCGGCTGTCCGTACTCATCTACAACGTGACGAATCAGGTCTTTCATTCTGGCGACTGCGAGGTTTGGTCGCTTAACGTCGTAATCGCCACAACTGCCTATTGCCACCCGCGGCCACTCGTTGCACAACCTGATAAACCGCTCATCGCTTTCGTTCATGTGCCAGACCGGAACGCCAAAGAACTCACCGTGTGGCCACTCATCCAGAAGCGCTTCGTTCTCTTCCTCGCCTCCGTCGATAACGTCCGGGATAATGGCGAAATCAAAGCCGGGATGGTTCTTCCAGCGCGCGACAAACTCGTAATAATCGCTCCAGTCGATTTTGTTTTTCCCGGCGGCCTTCCATGCTGTGAATGCACCATTATCGAGAGCGAAGGACTGGCAATATTCAGATGCCAGGTTTATCTGCCCGGAGTGCGCGAAACTTATGAACGCGTGACGCGCTTTCCACGCTTTCATTGCGCACGTATCCGGTGTTATTGGCCCACCGTGATAGTGAATCATGAGTCACTCAGCCTCCACATTGATGCCAGAGGCGCGGTCGAGGCGCTCAATTTCTGCCAGAATTAACGCTCCAGCCTTAACCAGGTCACGGCGGCGATTAGTTGGCTTCCACCATTCATCAGGCCACGGCCACGGTCTGGGTGGTTCACCGGCACAATCGAACAGTTCAGAGGAAAGCGCATAGCAACCGGCCGCATCGGCTAATTCGCCGTGTTCATATTCATCATCATGTCCTGGTGTCCACCCCTCAGTTGTAACCTGCCGCTTACGCTCGGCCAGTACGTCAGCGGCGGCAGCGGTGACGGTGTGGGACTCCAGCTCGGCGATGCGCTGCTGCGCCTTCTCCAGCGCCTCTACCAGCTCAGCGCCACCGGCCTGATATGCCATCCAGAAACCGTATTTGATATGCGGCACAGCATCGGTATATTTCGAGGATTCGAGATGTTTATACTCGCGCTCCCACCACGCTTCGAATTTCTCTCTCTGCGCCAGTTCGGTGATATCAGTCATGCTGCATCCTCCAGACCGATTAGCTCGGCAATCGGCGCCAGCGTGTCTTCGCTTTCTCCAACCGGCTTGTCCATCCAGTCAAATGAAATCAACTTGCCGCCCTCGATTACGCCGACATTGAAATCGTCGCTATCCACAGCCCGAAAACCGTGTGATATGGCTCCATTGCGGGTCTCGTAGTGAATAAGGTCAGATGAATATTGGATACCGTGTCCGCCTTCGTTACACCAGGCGCGCCGGATAATTACGATGAATGATTTGCTCATGCTGTCCACCATTCAATAAACATGCAGATACCAACTGTTACTACGGGAATCAGCACCCAGCAGATTACATCGAACAGGGCGGCGAACCGACGCAGGGTGTATTTGCTGTAATTGTCAGGATCAATATTCATACCGCCTCCCCAAGCACCCAGCGCAGAGCCTCGGCATATTCGCCGCTGGCATCTTCGAGTGCTTTTGTAATTTCCTTGCGTGATTTGATACGCGGCTTTGCTTCACCAAGAACCTGGCGCTGTCGCCGGGATTTTTCATGGCCCGTGGTGCCGGCGGTCGCTGTCTCGATCTGCTTGACCTTCTCCCGTTGCTCTTCGGGTTTAAGCGATGCCAACTGACGCGCCTGGGTAACGGTGACCGTTCCGGACTCCACTGCATCGCGAACAGCTTGGGTGGCATCCAGCAGTGACAGAGTTGCGCGTACGGTCTGGACACTCACGCCAAACATCAGCGCTAAATCATCCTCATCGTGCCCGCGCTCCAGCGCATCAGCCATTTTCTTTGCTCGGCCTAGCGGCGTATCTGCCTGGCGGATTTCGTTAGCACTTACCATCGCCTGCGCCATGCGAATGGCAGAGCCACGTTTAGGGACCCCGGGAACCAGTAACGGTTCTTTTCCTGCTTTCGACAGCCGCTTGTTAGCTTCCAGTGTATGGCGCACACGCTGGCGACCATCAACTACACAAGACAGCCCTGTCTCCGGGTCTTTCCAGACGATAATCGGCTCAAGAACGCCCTGGTCCATGATGTTCAGCACCATTGCCTCGCTGATAGGCAGGTGGATACGTTCATCGTAAAGCGGGTGCGTTTTGTCGGTAACCAGGTGCAGTTTTTCAGGTTCAAACGCTAATACATTCGTTTTGCCACTGGCGCCGTATACAAGCTTTGAGTCTTTAGCCATAGTTTTTCACCCCATTCAGGCCTGCCAACACTGCAGCCTGCGCTGTGTTTTGGTCCATTGCTTCGGTAAGGGCGATAAACGTAACATCCAGCCGTGAAGCGATATTGCGCATTAACTCTGCTTTTTCCGGTGGTAGATCGGGTGCCGCAGCGTAAGCTGCAGCGACCAGTTCATTAACTTTCATATGTGCCATTAGCGCCGCTCCATCAGCTGGTGGAAGCGGTTCATGAACATCCCGTAGGCCTGGCCTGGGCGAACCGGATTAATAACGAATTGATCCGTCGGAATAATGCCTTCGAGCATGGGCCAAACAGTGCCGTCGTCGATCTCAAAGTCACGACGTTCGCTGGCCAACATCACCAGGTCGGCATATTTAACGGTCTGGTGCTGCTCAGCCGGCAGGCCGAATTTCTCACGTATTGCAGCATCAACCCGAATCTCCATTGCGCGATAGTCAGGTAAGAGCTGCTTAAGCGGAGCCGGAATATCCTGAAGGTAAGCATCGGCAGCATCGTGGAGAAGTGCCTCAAGTGCGAACTCCTGCGGTACGAGCAGGCTGGATAAAACGCTGTGCTGTCCAACGCTGTAGAACTCTGGCAGGTGGCCGGCAAATCGGCAGATATGCGAGAGGGCGGTGGCAATATCCTCTATCTCGATCGCGTCTTGCTGGATATCGAGATAATTAAAGTGTTTGCCTGAAAGGGTTTGAATAAAGCTCATTATTTTCTCCATACGTTACGCCTGCACAGCGCTGTTATTTGGGTGTAGAAATCCCTCGCCAGAGGGCGATAAATAAAAGGATTACGCTTCAATAAATCCCCGCAGCAGCGGAGATTTAAGGCTGAGCAATCAGGCTTAGGCTTTGAAAGTACCGATGAAGGTCTCGACAGGTTTTCCATCGAACTTACCAGTCAGCAGGTCGCGGAACTCATTGGCGATCGCTTCTTCCTGGGCTTCCAACTGGACGATACGCAGGACGAATACCGGGTCGCTACTTTTCAGCAGGCTATTGCGAAGGCTAAAACGGCGTTCACCGAGCCCTTCATACGGCACACATTTGAACTCGAACGCCACCGGCATCACGTCTTTACTGCTGGCTTCGATACTCTGCATCAGCGACTTTTTGCCACTGAAATCACCATCTTCATGATCGGAGGCATTAGTTTGCTGGATGGTGACGCGGCGAACTGCCTGCGCGGCCTGGGCGATTTTCATCGTGTTACCGTCGGCATCGAATGCAATCAGGTAATCACTCCAGTCTTCCAGCCATTCGGCGATTTGCTTCTGGTTAAGGTGATCCCCGTTGATCGACAGCAGCGCGCGGAATGGGGCTGTTTTCTTCAGCTTGATCGAGGCGACGTTATCAGCGTGCCCGGGATTATCCAGCGTACCGATGTTGAAGATAGAACGCGCCAGCATGTTATCGGCATCAATAAAGCAACGGGCTTTTTCGTCTTCTTTGGCGTAGCCTGAGGAATAACGCACAAAGTCGTCGATGCTTGTGGTATCCATCGCACCACGGAAACGAAAGCGCTCCGAGGAGAAGCGTTCGAGGCTTTCGATACCCGTGCCTGCTGGGAGGACAGCTGTTGGGCATGCCAGTCGCTGGATATCTTCCATGTAGTAACCGGAAAGCACCAGGTCCTGAACTTGCTTAATTGCGCTGCCATCTAATTGTTGAGACATAAAATTTCCTTAAAGAAAAATGTAGTTAAACTAAAAACGCATCAGTCACGGCCTATGGCGCCGTCCGCAGCTTTGCATCCGGATCCCCGCCAAGAGTAAACAGGTTGCCTTGGTCTTCCTGCAGGATGGTCAGCTTGCCGCCGCGGTTAACAAACATCGGCGTTTCTGTCGTGTCTTCTTCAGAAACTTTCCCGCGCGGGGTAGGGGTGATGTACTGCAGTTTGTGTTTGATCATGACTCGCTTTTCTTCGATCGAATTGCCCATGCGATCGATGTCGAAAGTCAGTACAACTTTGCCTTTGCTGCCATTGTTCAAAACGCCCAGTGCGGCGGTATTGAGCGCCCCGGCGATCTTGTTGATGAACACGCCAGCATCCAGTTCGCCCAGGAAATCAGGAACATTGGTCATGCGATCATTGCTCATAGCACTACCTCTTAGTAAGGGCGGCTGCCACCGCCGACGGTTTCTCCATACACAACACAGAAGAGCATCTGCGGTTGACGGCCGCCCGGGTGGATTGGGTTATGAGCCCGTCGCCCGGTGATGCTCTTGTGTCTTGTGTAAAAAGGGCGGTACCAGAAACAAAGGGAAACTGGCACCGCCAAAACTTCACACAGCTTTCGTTACAGGTACTACGGGTTACCACGCTGGCTACGTGATGGGGTTGTGGCGCCGGGACTCGAACCCGGATAACGTCTAGCCAGCCGCATGAGATACGCTAGGTTATGATCCTTGCGCAGCGCTCAACTCATCCATTTGGAGGCGCTCTAACCAATTGAGCTACATCCACAACGGTAAGAGCACTGCCGCCACCCCTTACGGGAAAATCCGTCTGTCTGCCTGGCGGTAGGGCGTTTCCTGGCATCTTCAGTGCTCTTTCCTGTTGTGTCCCGGGCTCTTCCCGGGCGTCACACCTTTTCGCCGCGCTGGTGGGGCGCACGTCGTGCCTGAAACACTTAGTTTGCACATTCTTCCGGAATTCCTGAGAGCGCATGGATAAAGGTAACTCTCTGGCGGCTAACGCTGCATGTGCCATACAGCGGTTGCGAATATTGCCGTTCACAACTGGAAGCGCACTCCTTCAGTAACAAACCAGTCCCCACGACCGATGGAAGATGGAATGCGCTTTCATGTTGCGTGCCTGCTTTTACCCACATCAGGCGAGGTGGATCCTGGTTATTCCACAACAACAAGGATTCGGGTAATCTGGATGACTCTGGTCTAATTGGTTGAAATAAAGTGGAACTACTTTCTTTAAGGAATATGCTTTTATCTTTGGCATTGATACTTCCGATGGCGTCAAACGCTTCTGATGCTTCAGACCAACCAAGCAGCAGTCTAAGTGATGGCGTTGAAACCTTTTCAATTGCCTGCTTTGGTATGCCTCAACAGACAACTATCGATATGGATGCATGCTTAGGGGCTCAATTGACTCAGGTTGAATGGGTTAAGGACAAGTACCTGGTAACAGCCCAAAATCGTTTAAAACAAGACAATAAAGATGACCCTCAGCATCTACAGGAACTGACCACTGCTTTTGAGGCTGAAAATAAAGCATGGACTGATTTAATCGAGAGAGCTTCGGCGTCAGTGAAAGTTGATTATGCCGGCGGCACGATCGTTGGTTCGGAAGTTACAACACGCAAAATTGGTCTGTATGAATTACAAGTGCATGATATCTGGGAGCACTGGTTGCGATTTGAGGATTCAACACCTCCACTGTTACCAGAACCCAAGTTTAAATCTGACCAATAGTCATCCAGATTGTTAAAGAGCTAAGCGTCCTACGGGGCGCTTTTTTCATATCTGCGAATCATCCCGGTCTTCGTATGCCCCGGTCGGCTACTTCGTGGGCGTCCTGCCTGTTCGCTGTCGATGGATTAATAATACAGATAAAACTGTTAATTCGTCAACAGTCAAAACTGTATTTAGTGGTGGTGTTTACTATAAAAACTGTAATTTATTGTTTTTTATGAAACTAAAGACGTAAAAAAAAACCGGCGCTGGCCGGTTCATGTGAGGAAGGATTTACCTTTTTCGCCTGTAAATTCTATGTTCGACCATTACGCCGATAATTTTCAACGGGCGTTCAGAGCTATTAATGGTGGGGTAGTCGTCATTAAGGGGGACCAGTTCATATTGCTGGCGGCCTGAAATATCAGTAAATGTAGGACGGTATTTTTTAAAAGTAGCTTCATTATCACCATTTTTAGCAACAACAAACTCGCCCGGAACTGGCTCTAACTCTGGATCAACAATGATAATATCGCCTTCTTTAAAGTCAGGCTCCATTGAATCACCTTCTATCCTTAGTGCAAAAGTAAACTCAGAAATATCAATGTCTGTCATGATGTATTCGAAGCTACCATCAAATGCATCAATAGGGTGTTTTTCTGCTAATGCCCCAGCTTGGACGTAGCTGATCAAAGGCACTTTCCTTGAATTCACATCGGTAAGAGCCATGAAAGGCCCACCGTTCATCAACCATGTTGGGTCACACTTAAGTGCTTTGCTTATTCCTACAATGTTGCGAGGCTTTTTAGTTTTACCATCCTCAATGCTGGCCCATGATTGTTGCCTTATTCCTGCCTTTTCAGCTGCTTGCTCTTGAGTAAGACCAAGTTCGATTCTTTTTTGCTTTACGCGTTCTGCAAGGCTCATAGCTCCTCCATTCCCATGGCCTCATGGTCACAGTTTAAACTGTGATTGACAAACAGTAGTATCTGTTCAAAAATACAGATAAAACTGTGGAGGTGTTATGGAATCAATTTCTCAAAGATTAAAGAATAAACGTGAAGAGATGAATCTCTCACAGGCGCAATTGGCTGAATTGGTCGGAATGACCCAGCAGTCATTACAAGCGATCGAGGCGGGTTTTACAAAGAGGCCCCGTTACATCATCGAATTGTCTTCAGCCCTGCATTGCGATCCTCATTGGTTGCTCTATGGCGAGGGTGCTAATCAGAACGATAGCGCTTCAGGGGTGTAACAGAAACCACAGAGATAAGGGGTAAGCCGTGGGCAATGTAACAGACAAAAATCATAGCAATGACGAAGTAACGCTGAAGGTGTTCAAAGATAGCCCGCACGTTTGGGCCGGCGGGCTGGAAGGGCGTGATCTAGCCAACTGGCTCATTGGAAAAGCCAATGCCATTTTGTACCGCGTATACCAGCAGGAAAAACTGGAAGAACATCGTAGTACAGTCACCGAGCTGGAAGCTGCTGAAGCACTTATTGTGGCTTACGCTGGCCTTGGTCTCTCTCTGCAATCGTATGATCCCATTCATGCTCCTGACAAGGTGGCAATTCAGTTCGATATTGACCTCGGGAGAGAATTTCGAATTCGTCAGACTGGCGAACGTATTCAGGAAGTGCCAGTACTTCCGGTGGGATATCCACTTCTGCCAGATCTTGCTGAAGCGAAAGAAGAACATCAGCGAAAGAAAGCATCCTCACTTGCTCAGGTGACCAGCCGTAACGGGTCGCAAGAAGATGAGTAATTCCATTCTGTCCGAAAAGAGGCTCCCAAGGAGCGGAATAGCGCTCTCTGTGCTTAATCAGAACAACGTCAAGGCGCAGCAACTGCTCAGCACGGATCCAGGACCGATAGGTAGGGACTGCTTCACCTTCTGTTAACCACTTATTGGCTTTGGAAACATTACGAACATGAGAGATGAAGATCTTAGCGTAATCAATTGCCATACAGAACCTCCTTCGGTCCTTAGGTGTGGAAAACCCAGAATATCCGAAGGAGCATTCGGCACCAACAGAGGTATTACCAATGAATGAACCTGAATGGAAAGTGGATAAGCAGCCGGCATGGCTGGTGGCCGCTATAAAAAAAACGATCACTGATTTGGACGGTGGTTACGTGGAAGCAGCGGAATGGCTGGGCGTTACTGAAAATGCATTGTTTAACCGTTTACGTGCCGATGGTGATCAGATTTTCCCTCTCGGCTGGGCAATGGTTCTGCAGCGAGCTGGTGGATCAAACCACATTGCCAATGCGATAGCACGTCATTCGAACGGGGTATTCGTGCCACTGGCCGATATCGAGGAAGTTGACAACGCCGATATTAACCAGCGCCTGATGGAGTCGATCGAGTGGATAGGAAAACACTCGCAGTATCTACGTAAAGCAACTGCGGACGGTGTTATTGACCAGGCCGAACGCGAGCAGATTGAGGAGAACAGTTACCAGGTCATGGCGAAATGGCAGGAGCATTTAACGTTACTTTTCCGTGTCTTTTGTCAGCCAGAAAAGAGTGACGCCCGCGAGTGTGCAGCTCCGGGCGTCGTGGCAGATAAATCAACGTGTATGGAGAAATAATCCGCATGAGCAATTTAATCGTAAATCTCAGGTTACCGCAACTACGTATGCGTCCGGTGACGGGCGATGCGCTGTTTCGGTATGAACGCATGGTATGCGGAAAATGGGTTTCATGTAACCACAGCCGGGCAACGGCAATTGTGGTGGTCTTTAACCGGAGGGTAAAAGCGTTGTGCGCGAAGTTAACCGAAAGTTCAGAGACCACTATGGCAAGCCCGTCAGAGTCATACGCTGGGAACGTGAGACGAATCGTGTCATTTACCTCAGGGAAGGCTATCCGCACGAGTGTTTTAGCCCACTCGATCAGTTTCAACGAAAATTCAGGGAAGTAGAGGGTAGCCATGAGCAGTAAATTACACGGTCTGGTATGGGAAGCCTGTGCTTTCAAAGGCCTGATCATATCTGAAATAGCGGTCATGGCCCGCCTGGCTGACTTCAGTAACGATGAAGGAATATCGTGGCCTGCGGTGACAACTATTCAGCGACAGATCGGGGCAAAGAGCGAGAACACTGTTCGAAGTGCCATTAAAAAACTTCAGGCGAAAGGGTGGCTGAAGAAGCAGGAGCGTCGCGTAGGCGGAAAGAACAATTCGAACGTCTACAAACTCAACGTCGATATGCTTGAACGTGCAGCAGCTGAAGCAAAACTCTTCTACGCAACCTCGCGTGAACAATCAAAATTTGATGCCTCAGAAATTGAGGGTTCAAAATTTGAGGGGTCAAATTCTGATGCCTCAAATAATGGGTCTGCATCCCCTCAAATATTGCGGGGGGACCCCTCAATGGTTGAAGGCGATCCGTCATTAGATCCGTCATTAGATCCGTCATCTAAAAAACCTTCTTGTCGGGCTCCTGCGGAACCCGACGATAAGCCGGATCCTGAAGTGGTGATCACTAACCATGCGATCGAAGTTCTGACGCATCTGAATCAGGTCAGTGGCTCCCGGTTTCAGAAGTCAAAAACTTCCCTCGAAAACATTCGGGCACGTCTACGTGAGGGGCATACCGTTCCAGATCTGAAACTCGTTATCGACGTTAAGCATGAGCACTGGCATGGCAACGACGAGCAATACCAGTACATGCGCCCCGAGACACTTTTTGGGCCTAAAAAATTCGAGGGCTATCTGCAGAGCGCTATCCGCTGGGATGCCAAAGGGCGACCTCCACGGGAATGCTGGGACAGAAGTAAGCCGCGGGATATCAACCAAATTGGTGCAGTGCAAACGACCATACCGAAGGGGTTTCGTGGATGAACATTACTCAAATGGCCTTTGAATTCATTGCTAAAAACCCAGATCAGAAAATGCGCGATATCATTGCCGCCTTTCCTGATTGCAAACCTGTTTCTGTGAAAAGTGCTGTATATCGCCTGTACACAGAAGGGCGCCTGGAAACCAAAGCAACCTCATGCGGTTTTATTTATCGAGTCATCAATGATGCATCCTGCTGCGATGACCTACAGGACGACTTTAAGTCCAGAGGCAACCTGGAACAGGAAAAAGCTGCTAAAAAACTCGAAGAGCGCAGCCTGTATCGCCGGGCCGCTACTGTATGGCACCAGCTCAGTACCTCAAGGTGCAGCCAGAAAACTCTTGAGTATTACATTCGTCAGAAAAATGCCTGCCTCCGGAAAGCACGCATGGGGAAATCACACACTGAGTGTCTGTTAGCCGGGAATTACTGCGGAGGTGATCTGTGCATCGACTGAACACGACCAGCGAAGGGGAAATGCTGGTGGATGAGGCCGAACTCCCACTCACCAGAAGCCAGTACTGTGATGCTCTCGATGCATTACGTGCTGCTCCTGCCCACTATCTCAAGGAGGTGGGCGACCAGTGGAGAACGCCCGATCTGTTGTTCTGGGGGGTTAACGCTATGTATGGCCCGCTAGTGCTGGACCTCTTTGCAGACGAAAGCAACGCAAAATGCCCTGCGTGGTACTCAGCAGAAGACAATGCCCTGACGCAGGACTGGGCGGGGCGACTGATAGAACTCGGCGGCGCGGCATTTGGAAATCCGCCGTATAGCCGTTCTCAGTATCACGAAAAGCAGGCGATCACAGGCATGACCCACATCATGAGTTATGCATCCGCTCAGCGTGAAAAGGGTGGTCGTTATGTCTTTCTGGTGAAGTCAGCGACGAGTGAGACATGGTGGCCAGAAGATGCGGATCATGTCTGTTTTATCCGCGGTCGCATCGGTTTCGATCTTCCTACTTGGTTTAAGCCGGCGAACGATAAGCAGAAGCCGACCAGTGCCTTCTTTGCCGGGGCGATTGTTGTATTTGATAAGTCATGGCGAGGGGAGCGCTTTAGCTATATCGATCGTGTGGCTCTTGAAGCGAAGGGGCGCGCGAGTATGGCCCTGGCCCAGTACGCCGTGGGTAAACAGGCAACAGCTTCAGTAATGGAGCCGCCCCAGACAGAGCAAGGCGAAACTGAAATACCGCTCCTTCAGAACGAAATCCTTGCGAAAAGCGGCATAAGATCCTGGGCATGCGTGGTTGCTGCTTTTGGCGATAAAGCCGAGTACACCTTCGCCGAGTCGAAATTTGGTCATACCTGGGCGGCTGATTCAGTGGATAAACCGGAGTTTACGCCGGTTAACTCAGAAGTGATCGCCACAGCTCAATCCCTGATCATCAAACAAACTGCGAAACAAGCGCTGGTGGGCTGGCTAAAAGGTATTGATCTTGGATCCACAACTGCACGTGAAGAAACCATAGAACGTATGAATTCGGTGTATGCAGAGTTTGTCGACACATGCCCGGTAACTGAGTTCATCGATATTGTCGGCAGCCTGGATAAAGCGAGCTGGTTTAACAGCAGACTGATCCGCACTCATGTTCGGGAAGCTCTCTCAGTTGCCAAACAGGCCTTACACGAAAGCCGGATATGGCCACTGGAAGTAGGCCTGGTGTTTGAGCGAGTCGAAGGCGTGCACCATCTTAACGAGTCTCAGCAAAACAAACTGAAAGCACACATCAATCAGCTGTGGCTTGAGCGTACGCCCAGTACCGAAATCATAACTATTGCCAGCGGGCTGGTCAGCAGCATGCAGGGGGTTAGCCATGCGTGAAATTATCGTTGATAACTTTGCCGGAGGCGGCGGCGCTTCTACCGGGATTGAGATGGCTATTGGGCGTAGTGTCGATATTGCCATTAACCATGACGAAAATGCTGTGGCCATGCACCGGACGAATCACCCTGACACGCTTCATTATTGTGAGAACGTATTTGACGTTGATCCTTTAGCCGCGACTGGCGGAAAGGCAGTCGGTTTTGCATGGTTCAGTCCAGATTGTACCCACTATTCAAAGGCGCGAGGCAGTAAACCTGTAAAACGTGAGATTCGCGGGCTGGCTTGGGTATCTGTTCGCTGGGCACTGGATGTTCGCCCTCGTGTAATGGCTCTCGAAAATGTTGAAGAGTTTAAAACGTGGGGCCCGCTGCTTTCTTGTGAGATGCGTCCTGATCCTGAGCGTTCGGGTGAAACATTCCGGGCATTTGTTGGAATGCTATCCACTGGAATACCTGATGATCACCCGGCGCTGTTCGAATGTTGCGAATTTCTAGGCATATCGCCGGCTAGCAAACAAGCTAAACGGCTGATTGCTGGCCTCGGGTATAAGGTCGAATATCGCGAACTTCGTGCCAGTGATTATGGTGCGCCTACGATCCGCAAGCGATTCTTTATGTTGATGCGTTGCGACGATAAACCCATTGTCTGGCCTGAGGCTTCGCATGGTGACCCTAAATCGACCGCGGTGCTGACAGGTAAACTGGCGGCATGGAGGACAGCTGCTGAATGCATCGACTGGTCCATTCCTACACCATCGATATTTGACCGCAAAAAGCCGCTTGCAGTTAACACGTTGAAGCGTATAGCTCGGGGTATCCAGAGATTTGTGGTCGATAGCGATAACCCATTCATCGTGAAATGCAACCACACCACGACGCGCGGTAAATATGATTGTTTCCGTGGACAGGCGTTGTATTCGCCAATACAGACCATTACCAAAACCCACGGCTACGCGCTGGCTATACCTACTCTGGCACCGTTTATGGCTGGAAATGGTGGTAGCCAGTACCAGGCGAAACCGCGTCCACTCAACAAACTAGCGCATACCATCCTTAAGCAATCTCGAGCATGCATAGTTGCGCCGGTGATCGCGCGCCAGTTCGGCGGCAGTATCGGCCACCGGGCAGATGAGCCCAGCGCTACGATTACCGCTGGTGGTGGGGGTAAGTCTCAGTTAGCCATGGCCACGCTTATTCAGATGGGGTATGCCGAACGGGTGGGGCAATCGCCGCGGGTTCTCAATCTTGGTAAACCGTTGGGTACTGTTACAGCTGGGGGCAATAAGTTTGCCGTAACAACTGCGTTCCTGGCGAAACACTATGGTGGGAACTACACCGGTCCGGGCGTTGCGCTTGATGAGCCAGCTCACTCAGTTACTACCGTTGATCATCATGCTCTTGTGACATCGCACCTGGTAAAACTGCGTGGTACCTGTCGTGATGGTCAGCGTACCGATGAACCGATGCCGACAATCACCGCTGGAGGTCAGCATGTGGGAGAGGTTAGCGCGCTGTTGGCGGCTAATGATTACGACGAGCGGCGTGCGGATCAAGTTAAAGAGTTCCTCAATTCTTTTGGCGTCAGCGAACTGGTGACGATTAAGGGCATCGTTTACCGCATTGTTGACATCGGAATGCGCATGCTGCAGCCACATGAACTTTACCGCGCTCAAGGATTCCCGGACTGGTACATCATCGACCGGGACTACCGCGGCGTGAAGTATTCGAAGGAAAAACAAGTTGCGCGCTGCGGAAATGCCGTTCCGCCCCCGTTCGCTGAGGCGCTGGTTAGGGCCAATCTGCCGGAAATGTGCATTAACAAACAGGAGCGAGCCGCGTGATGAAGTTAACTCTCAGGCAGCAGGAGGTTCTGAACCTCCTGATCGACTACCAGCGTAAGCATGGTTTCCCGCCTACTACCTACGAACTGACCGGCATGCTGGGGTGCCGGTCCCCCAATGCGGCAGCAACCCACCTGAAGGCACTGGTGAGAAAAGGGGCCATCACAATCACCCGCGGGGTATCCCGCGGTATCAGCATCACTCCTTCGGTTTCCCGAAAGGAGCTGGTCGTTAACCTCAACAGCATCGTGAAAGTGAAACTTAATGAAGTTTCCCTCAGTCATTTGGAAAAACAACACGAAGAGAACCGTATACGTTATCCGGGGATATTCGGCGAGTTTGTACCGTTGGCGACAGACGAAAATGGCTACTCGTCAATGACCCTGTGGAGCCTTATGTCTGACCTGGGACAGCTTGGCTATTGCGGAGGGGAGGTTCCCTTTGAGCTCAAGTTGATTTTGGAGGATGAATGAAATTTATTCTTCCTTTCCCGCCCAGCGTGAACTCCTACTGGCGGTCCCCAAATAAGGGGACTGCAAAAGGTAAATTGCTGGTCAGTGAAGCCGGCCGCAAATTCAAACATGCTGTAAGAGCAGCGATTATCGAACAGCTGAAAGCAGTCCCAAAACCCTCCGCTTCACCAGCGGAGGTAGTCATTGTCCTGTATCCGCCTGATTACCGCCGCCGCGATCTGGACAACTACAATAAGGCGCTTTTCGACGCACTTACATACGCCGGTATCTGGGAGGATGACAGCCAGGTTAAGAGAATGACGATCGAGTGGGGTGAGAATGCAAAGGGAGGGAGAGTTGAGATCACCATAACGGCATTCAATAAAGTGCTGGATGTTTGTTCAGTGGTAGGTTGAAGACTATGCAATCAGGCATTAATCTCAAGGTGTGTAAACGAACCGGGCGTGCAGGCCCAATCGTCACGTTAAAGTGTATGGAGATAAGTATGGCTAACCACGTTATGGGCTATGGTGCGCCCAAAAACCACTCTCATTTGGCGATTGAAGGTATTTTCGTTCGCCGGGATGCGGCAGGTCGATTTTGTTTAAATGACTTTCAGCGCGCGGCTGGTGGAGAAGAACGTCATAATCCTAACCGCTGGCTACGGTCCGAGATGGCAGCTCAGTTGATTACTGAGCTAACGCCAGATATGGCGTTTGCCCCTGTTGATGTTGTGAGAGGAGGGATCAACCCTGGGACATACGCCTGCAAGGAATTGGTGTATGCCTATGCAATGTGGATTAGCGCCGCCTTCAATCTGAAAGTCATCAGAACGTTTGATGCGGTGCAAAATGCTATGACAACGCTGACCTCCGATCGTATTCAGGCTGGTGTCATTTTGCTGGAGTCAGCATCCCGGACATTAAACCTCTCCAATTCTTCCAAACTTGGTGCTTACCAGAAATTGCAACAGTCGGCCGGGCTTCCAGATTTAATGCCTGCTTATGCGATTGATGCTCCAGCCGGCGCCATGGATGGATCCAGTCGGCCAACACTCTCGCTTAGTGCTCTGCTTAAAACCCATGGGATACGGCTAACTGCAAACCAGGCATATCACTTAATGGCGCGTGCCGGGATCGTGGATCAGAAGGAACGGCAAAGCCGGAGCGGATTAAACGGAGTAAAAAAATTCTGGTCTATAACAGCCAAAGGCTGCCTTTACGGGAAAAATATCACCAGCCCTGCGAATCCCCGGGAGACTCAGCCACATTTTTTTGAATCAAAATTTCCCGAGCTTCTGAGACTGCTCGGCATTGTCACGCAGTAGGGGATGATCTTGCGCGGATTACTAACACCAGAGATTGTGCCCCGCCTCGGCGTAGTACTCTTTAAACCGGGAAAGGATCTGATGAGCCTCTTTGCTCAGGGGCGCGTTCTAATAACTCCACAGCCCGAGTACATGGCCGGTTTTCCGACGGGGAAAGTGCCAGACGCTCGCCAGCCGTTATCCGTAGATCGCAGCCTGGTTCCTTTCTTTACCGATCCACGTGTCATCACAGCTGCGGGAGGTATTGAGGGGCTGGAGCGATGGCTTAGCCTGGCTGTCAGACAATGCCAGAATCATGATGAGGGATATCACCACATCGAAACAGTCATCTTAAGGCAAGATCCAGGCTCCGTTTTATTATGCTGGCATTGCGACAATAAGCTTCGAGATGAGCCGGATCCGGCGATCAAGGAAATAGCAAGCCGTAATGTTATCGATTGGGTCATCGATATGGTCCTGCTTTCGCTTGGATGCACCCGGGAAAGGACATTATCCCTAGCAGAGTTATGCTGGTGGGCTGTTCAGTCTGGGATTTCTGATGCGATAACGGAGGCTATGGCTGAAAAGGCCTTGCGGATAGCTCCAGAGCCGCACCGTTCGGTATACAGGGACAGCGACATCATCCCAGCAATACCCGCGGCCGACATACTTAAAAGACGTCTGGATAAGAGGGAAAGCCATTCCATAACAGGGGATCTGGAGACGGGTGATCAGGATGCAGGGAGACCTATTCTCCGGTTGGGCGTGGATCCGGACTGCCCTGAAGCATTTATGTTGCGACCGAAGCGCCGGCGCTGGATTTGCCCTCAATACACCCAGTGGGTAAAAACACAGGAATGTGCCTGCTGTAGGCAACCAGCTGACGATCCACACCATATAATAGGGCATGGTATGGGAGGAACAGCAACCAAAGCCCATGACCTGTTCGTGATACCGCTGTGCAGAGCGCATCACGATGAACTACATGCCAACCTCATCGCATTTGAAGAGAAGTATGGTTCGCAGCTGGAGCTGCTAATCCGTTTTCTTGATCGTGCGCTTGGCATTGGCGTCATTTTTAAAGAATAAGTGTATGGAGTGCTGAGCATGAATATCGAATCAATTCCAAAATTCTTTGCCCCGAAAGGAATGCATATTTCAGATAGCGGGAGAGCAACTGCCAGCGAACAACTCACCGTAACTGACGTTATGGCTGCGCTGGGGATGACGCAGGCCGAAGCGGGGATCGGATTATCCATGTTCCTGGGTAAGGCTGGCATCAGCGAGAATGACTGCATGGCCTCAATTCACTGGTTGGCCGAATATGCAAAGAAGAATGCTCCCCGCTCAGTCAGGAAAGCCGCCGGCAAGAAATTTCCTCTTTGCATGCTGATCATCGCCAGGTTCGCATATCACGACTACGCCTCATCAGCTGCTGATACTTCGGACTGTACGAAATGCGCAGGTAAGGGGTTCGTGAAGAAAGTTAAAATGGTTGAGAAAAGCCACTACACAATGAGATTACCGCAATGGGCAAAAGACCTCAGGCAGTCACCTTCGGATTTTGAGGTTAAGCGGCAGGTGCAGGATGTCGATCACGTGCTTTGTGTGAAATGCCATGGCACCGGGAAAATCAGTAAGCGCTGCCAGTGCAGCGGGACGGGGAAGACACTTGACCGCAAAGAATCAGAACTTCAGGGAGTGCCTGTCTACAAGACATGTAAGCGTTGTGAAGGCCGCGGGTTTAGCAGGCCAAAATCCTCCAACGCATACCGCGGCATCCTTTCAGAGCTACCTGGCTTGCCGGAGCGTACCTGGCGTTATAGCTGGAAACCTTTTTATGAAAGCCTGGTGACCAAATGTTTTATGGAGGAGAGTTTTACTGATGCTCAACTCCGGCGAGTTACAAAAACGACTAATTTGATAAATTTCGCATGAAATAGCGACACGATACTTGCAAAGTTGCCGTTTTTGTGTAAATTTAATCTTAACGATGGGCATTGTATGTTCAACGTTATCAAACCCGCCTCCGAGCGGGTTTTTTGTTTTGAATTCAGGGGCGGCCCTGAAAAAGTCCGCCAGTTCGTAAACCGCGTGTTTGCGCGTCTACCCGAACCGTGGCGGCTGGGAGGTCGCTAGTTTTATTCTGGCAATGGGTACTTGAGCGTTACCTTCCTTGTTTGAAGCTCACGCGGTCCCTTTGTAGGGTCATAAAAATACCAAATGTTAAATTTTCGCTCCGTGCCCCAAGTATCATAGTGAAACCCATCCCAACCTAAATAACTTGCGATTTTATTTGCTACTGCAATTTTTCGTGGGTTTGAGGCTTTGTCTTGGTACGCACTCATGACTGCACCAAGTAAAAAATCGCAGATTTGGATTTGAGCCGATTCCTTTGAATCCTTTGTGATTACAGTCTTAATGGCTTCTTCTTTCCCTGTTGCGTTTTTGATTATGTTGTTTGCAATCTTATGGAAAGCCTCATCAGCTTTATCGTACCTGGATGCTATTGGATCAACATCAATACGGAACTCACATTCTCTATGAGGGAATTTGCGTATAACTCGTATGATTTTTTTTGTCAGTAGTTCAGTAAAGTGTTTACGCATTGCTAAGTCATAATCACCATCATGGAATTCTTTGTTTACATGCGCTTTTTGAATAATGATGCAATGAAATGCAAGCCACTGATGTTTAAAAAAAGCTTCAATAACATCATCATAGAATGCAGCATTTTGTTTCGAATGAGCTTTTTGCCATTTCAGCTCATCGGTACAGTTATGTTTTTCACGAAGCTCGCGGATCATCTGAACGAAGTCGCCACGACGTTGGTATTTCATCCACAGGCTTCCAAACCCATAGAATCGTTGTCCACCAGTTCCTGACTCATCGCAGGAAACGTGCCAGATTAATTTACCTGGATTATCCATGTCAGCCATTGTAACCCTTATCGAGGTAGTGATAGAGGAGAACAATATTTAATCACCTCTCAAGGTGTTGATATAGATCGTTTTTATCTTTAAGGAACAGAATTTATTACGTACTAGTATGTATTCACATTTCTTACAAGACTGAGACTGCCATTTGGCAGCTTATTTATTTCCGCGCCACGCCCGGCGCATAAACCTGCAGAGCTTTTCGGGGTGAGCCTTTGGAATGGTCGTGTGACTGTTCTGCAGGGCGACCACTCCGGGCGAAGGCTCACCTCAAAAGGAAGTCACATGAAAAAGTTAATCATGACCGCAATCGTGGTCGCTTCGCTGTGCCTGAGTAATGCCGCTTCGGCTGCTGAAGTCGTCATTACTACCGGCCAGCAGGGTCTTACCTACAATGCGGTGTACGGCGTGAACCTCGCCAGCGCCCTGAGTGAGTATGGTTACAGTTCGACAGTGATCCCCAGCAAAGGCTCGCTGGACAATCTCGACAAGGTGGCCAGCGGTACCGCGCAGATCGGTTTCACCCAGGCTGATGCTTTCCAGTTCTGGCGCAGTCGGCACAGCAACGAAGCGCAGAAGGTGGACATTATCGGCGAACTGGCTGATGAATGCGTTTTTGTCGCGGTGAAGAAGGGCGGCAAGGTCAGCGATGAAGGGGATTTAAAGGCTGGTGTGAAAATCGCAGTCGGCGAGCCAACCAGCGGATCGTATGCATCCTGGCAATATCTGCAGGGGCTGGAAAAGGATTACGCCAAAGTCGAGACTTATGCCAAAGGCGGTGTGCGCTCTCTGGCGAAAGTCACAACTGGCGAGTATGACGCCTTCCTCTGGGTATCAGCACCGGACAGGTCGAATAAGTTTCTGGAGGCGGTTAATCAGGAAGGTAGCGGCCTGACGATGATCGACATGAACGGCTGGCACGTAGACGATAAGTTGCCTAACGGGAAGCCGGTGTACGAACTGAAAAAGGCGGTGACCGAATCCGGTTGGCTGAGCGATTCGAAGGTGAAGGTTCCCTGCACTAAGACGCTGGTGGTCGCCAATACCGAGGCGGGCGATGACATGCTGGAAACGGCCTCGACTGTCCTGCTGAAAAACCTGAGCCGAGTGCTCGGTACCAATGGTAAATAATCATGCTGCGCAGGCTGTGTTTCTGGGTGTTGTTCACTATCGCGTTACTTGTTGCCTGGCGACTGGCGGGGCTGCTGCTAGATCTGGTGCTATTAGTCGTCATTGTTGTGGCGCTGATACTCAGATGAGATTCGAAGGGTGCGCGGTAGATCCCTCAACCCAATGACTGTTTGTTCTAGAGCTGTTTTGGCTCTCATATTCCACTCGAAAGGTTTTGCTGCATACCCTATAATCCGCCTCAGTAATCGTAGGGGAACGCAATGAAAAGCATTCGACTGTTTATAGGTGTTGTGATTATAGGTGCTCTGTCGGGGTGCGCAGCAGTCCAGTATAATGATGGTGAAAAGGTCAGTATTCAGTCCGATGCTTGGTACGGACTGGATAGTTTGCATAACACTGCTGTTAAGGCGTGCCAGCAATATGGCAAATCGAAAGCAGTTTATCTCCATAGCGCTAATATGAACCCGAACTTACCGAAAGGTAGTGGGGTGCAAAATACTATCTGGAAATGTGAGCCATAAGCATGTCTAATTTTAATATCGCATCTAAACCGAAAGATGAGCAAAACAAGGTTAACGTCGACCTATATCGAGATGGCAAAGCATAACACCAAAAAAAGATAGTAGACCAGCCCTGCTTATTGGTTTTTCAAATCCCAATGTTCCGTCGCTGCATATTCCTAAATCAATTCAGGGCCTGCCATCGTGCAGGCTTTTTTATTCCCCTCGCTTATGAGAGGACTCACAGCAATAGAGGGGGCTTAATGTCCGATCCTTTAACTGGTACCGGCCTGATTTTTGGCGGCGGTTTAATTGGTTCCGTCGTATATGGCGTTATCACCCACACCGATTTTGGTGTGGTATTTGGGGCTTTTGGCGGCGCGGTTTTTTATGTGGCAACGACCGCAAACCTGACACGTGGAAGGCAAATAGCTTACTTCATGACGTCGTTTATTGTCGGTGTTCTGGCTGCCGGATTATTAGGCTCAAAATTTACTACCTGGACAGGCTATACAGATCGTCCGCTTGATGCGCTCGGTGCGGTGGTGGCATCTGCTGTCACCATAAAGGTCCTGACTTTCATTAACAGCCAGGACTTGAGCAGCCTGTTCGGATTACTTTCCCGATTAAGGGGAGGAGGTTCGAATGGTAATAAATGACCCGGCAGCGCTGGCCAATGCGGTGATATGTGCCGTTATTGTCTGCGCTTTGATGTTTTATCAACGTCGCGGTGCCAGGCATCGTCCTGGTATCTCCATTCTTGCTTACTTGCTGGTATTGATTTACGCGAGTATTCCTTTCCAGTTTATCTTCGGTCTTTACGTACAGTCCCACTGGCTGGTGGTAATGGCAAACGTGATGATATGCGCCGCCGTGCTGTGGGCTCGGGGTAACGTGGCGCGTCTGGTCGATACACTGAGGCACTAATGAATCAAACACAATTCCAGAAGGCGGCTGGTATCAGCGCCGGGTTAGCTGCGCGCTGGTTTCCGCATATTACAGCCGCGTTGAAAGAGTTTGGCATCACTTCCGCTATCGACCAGGCAATGTTCATTGCCCAGGTAGGGCATGAAAGCACGGGATTTACCCAGCTTGTTGAGAGCTTCAATTATAGCGTGGCCGGCTTGAATAGTTTTGTCCGCGCCGGGCGGCTGACGCAGGGTCAGGCTAATTCGCTCGGCCGCCGGCAGGGTGAACCATCGTTGCCACTGGAGAGGCAACGAGCGATCGCCAATCTGGTGTACAGCAAACGCATGGGGAATAACGGGGCAACAGACGGCTGGTTTTACCGCGGGCGCGGGCTCATCCAGACCACCGGCCTGAACAATTACCGCGAATGCGGGAATGCTTTGAAGATTGATCTGGTTAAACAGCCTGAATTGCTGGCACAGGATGAGTATGCGGCGCGCAGTGCTGCCTGGTTCTATACCTCACGCGGCTGTTTGCGTTATCCCGGTGACCTTACACGCGTCACTCAGATTATCAACGGCGGACAGAACGGCATTGATGACCGTAAAGCCCGCTATCTCCTGGCAAAAAGTATTCTTGTTTGAGGGAAATATGAACTATCTCATTAATCGACTGAAAGAGCCGTCAACCTGGCGCGGCATCATCCTGGTCATTGCCGGTGTCTTCGGCTATCAGATGCCTCCGGGCATTCAGGAAACCGTCATCGCTGGCGGCGTAGCGCTGGCTGGCGTTGTTGGTGCGGTGATGCCGGACAGCGTTAAGAAGTAACCTGGCCAGAAACCAGCAGGCCTACAGAAAGCCGCTTTCCTTCAGTTTTTTAGCCAATAAGTAATTGGTGATTACTCCAAGAGAAACCCCAACAATCCACGGCACAGCTGAATCAAGCATTAGTGAGTTGTTCACGTTAATGCTGGCGGTGATGCAGGCATAGGTATTTGTAAAAGCAAACCATGTAAAAAGTATCTGTTTCATTTGGTTATCTCCACGCTTTCCCTCCCAACAATATCCACCTACGAGCCAGTAAAAGCAAACCAGGTACAACCGAAAGGGCTACGAAATGAGTGAAGCTAAACCGCAGGACGGCAGCACAGTAAAGGGCTACCGCACATTAACCGCTGGCGACATTGAGCGGATGAACCGCCTAAAAGGTGTCAGCCGGCATTTTTGCAGTCTGCTCGATACTGAGCGAGAGGTAGCAACGGATGAAGTTGTCGAGCGTGGTAGTCAGGCCGAAACCAAGAGAGCAGAGGCTTTGCGCTGCATGGCTATCGCGCGCACCAAAATGCAGGAAGCCTGTATGTGGGCATGCCGCGCCGTGGCGCGTTCTGACGCTGATTGCTAACCCCACTAAGGGATAACCAAACAACTATCCCCACCAGAGAATACAGCCATGAAGAATTAAAGCAGATAGACCGCAGCCGTAAGGCAGAGCAGTCATGATGCTGCCCCGAGTCGCGTAATGGCGAGCCTGTGTAGTGATGGGTAAGGGTTCATAGATAACAATAAGCTCCGGTAAAGCAGCGCGAATGCTGAACGTGCACCGGTTATCAGCGGCGATGATGCGACAGCGACTCAAGGGCATGAGCGTGGCCACTCCGGGAAGTGGCAAAGCATTGCAGGAGCCATTCACCAGGTGGCGGCCCTAATATATTTTGTTAGAATAACCTCATAACTAATGTGAGGTGGATATGGATGCTAGTTATATAGCTTATGAAACGCTCGTGGCTAATCGCAATGCAGCTGAGTGGGCGTTTTGGTCAATGATTGCTGCATTTATTAGTGGCACTGCAAGCGTAGTCACTTTGATTTTTGCTTATAGAGCCCTGACAACCTGGCGAGAGCAAGAAAAAACAAAAGTAAAAATGGAGTTTAGACTTGCGATCAAACAATTAAGAGTCGCCTTGTTAAATATGCCACTAAACCTTGACCGAGATGAACTTGAGGAAGAGAGGGAGCAGGTTATTGTGAGGTGGCTTTTTAAAGATGTCGCTCTCATAAGTCAGCAGATAGATGCTGGAGAGCAGAATGTGCAGAGATTTGATAACCTTCTTAGCATCTTTGACGCCTGCCAGTCGTCTTGGCTTGCTACTGAGCACTTATTTGATGGGACTCAACTTGCTAGAGACTGGATAATATTCGAAGACGACTTCGAACATTATATCAACGGCGAAGGGACTAAGGCACCATTAGTGCAGTTGCTTAATAAAATAACATCTTCACGATTTGTCTTTGATTCAAAATAACCACTACCCTGCAATTTATTTAGATATTAAAAAGGCCACCCGCATGTGGTTTTTTTAATGGCACTTCAGAAGCTATTCCGAATAGTGACTTGATAATGCTCCCCACATCGCATAGAGGTAAGACAGACATGGCAGACATCACACCAGCAGAACAGATACGCCTGAACCTGCTTTCAATCCTGAACTACGATACAGCAGCTGCAGCTAAGGCTATTGCATTCGTACAGGACAGTCAGTTGAAGTATCAGATTTTCATCCAGCAGTACAACCGGGTTGTAACCGAATCTGAAGTGGTTGCGAAGACCATCAAAGCGATTCAGGAAGCCACCGAAGCGCTGGCGCTGTTTGATACAGCCTCAGAGCAGATTAGCTAGTAAAGCAGAATAGGCACTCTATGAGTGCCTATGATAATATTAATTCTGTTATATTATCAAAGCTCTTGACTCTGTCATTGTTGTCCAGGGGTCAACACTATATGTCCTTTATCAATAAGTGATGATATTATTTCTTCGAAAACTTTTTTCCCACGGTATTCGTTTTCTGTCTTACAAATATAATCGCTTGAGAAAACATCTTTCACGATATAGCCGTCTTGCGTTATGAATATTTTTAACACAGAGTGAAATATATCTTCTTCTCTTAAAAAGAAATGCATTTCTATACACGAAGCAACAATCGGTGGGAAGTCATAAAGCTTAAGAGACTCTTTGCACTCAAGTTTTAAATTGAAATGTGAGAGGTCGATGGTGAGGTTGTTCTCTATAATAGAAGCGGATGCTGCTGCGCTTACTAAATCATTGTTGTTGATATAAGATATTAATTTGTTTTTTAAGTTTAATGTTGAGCTTATCTCCGTGCAACATTCATTTTTTATCTTTGAAAATACGTTGTAAACATTTTCAATTTCCATCATTGTCCTTATTGCTGTGCTTGGTTTTCATTAAACGTCTTGGGATAATATGTACGTTATACCAAAGACAAAATCCATGTTTCATTTAATATAAGAGAATAGCCTAAGGTGACTATTAAGAGTAAACTTAATTATATAACCTTTTTAAATTAAAGTTAGAAGCATAAGAAGTAACTTTTATAAGAGGTAAGCGAATTAATGTATTCCAATAAGAGTAGCGAACCTCGTATTTACGGCAGCAAATGGGACCGTGAGCGTCTTATCTTCCTTCGTGCACACCCCTTATGCATCATGTGCCAGGAGCAAGGCAGGGTGACAGCGGCAACGGTGGTTGACCACATCATCCCGCACAAACTGAAAGAGGCTCTGCGCTCTGGCGACAGCCAGGCAATAGCAAAAGCTCAAAAGCTTTTCTGGAGCCGGAAGAACTGGCAAGGGCTGTGTAAGCAGCACCACGACTCAACGAAGCAGCGAATGGAGAAGCGTGGCACCGTGATCGGCTGCGATGAAAACGGGATGCCACTGGACCCGGCTTCTCATTGGTTTAAGTGATAACCATTATCAATATATCTCAAAATTGATTGTCATTTGAAATCATTATCATTCAAATGATGTCGATTCTCATCTGAGGGGGGAGGGGCGGGTCAAAAGTTCAGAACCTCGAACCCAAATGACCGTCGCCAGTCCTTTTTGTGCATAACCGCGAAATGAAAAGTTTTTTTCCGGGAGGTTCCGATGGCAGGACGACGCCCGAAACCGACCCACCTCAAAGTGGTTACCGGCAACCCGGGCAAACGAAAACTCAACGATAAAGAACCCACGCCAGCTAAAGAAATTCCAGGCCCCCCAGCTCATCTTACCGACTGGGGTAAGGTGGCATGGGGTCGGCTGACAGTACTTCTCGATGGTATGGGTGTTCTCACCGTTGCAGATACTTTAGCTCTTGAAAGGCTTTGCGATATTTATGCCGATATCCTGCAACTGCGCGACACTATCGCTGTAGAGGGCAGAACTTATACCGTCCAGACCGAGGGTGGTTTTCTGATAAAGGCCAACCCGGCAGTTTCAATGCTGGCTGATGCTGACCGTCGTTTTAAAAGTTACCTGGTTGAATTCGGTCTGACACCAGCGGCAAGGACGAAGGTGAAAGTGAATGGCGAAACCCCCGAAGAAGACACGCTCGACAAGTTCTTCGGTTGATCCGGCAACGCAGTATGCAAAGGATGTAACCTCTGGAAAAGAACTGGCCGGTCCTGACATTCGAAATGCCTGCCAGAGACATCTCAGGGATCTTGAATCTTGCCATGCACGAGGGCTCCATTGGGATGTTGAGGCAGCACAGCGCTCCATTGATTATTTTGCGAAAGTCCTCAAGCTTAACGGGGGCGATTTTGAAGGTGCGCCTTTTGTTCTGCTTCCATGGCAGTGTTTCATCGTCGGTTCGATTTTTGGCTGGAAAAATGCCAGAGGTTTTCGCCGGTTCCGAATGGTTTACGTGGAATCAGGAAAAGGATCTGGAAAATCCCCCCTTTCTGCCGGGATAGGTCTTTACTGTCTCACTGCAGATAAAGAACCTCGTGCTGAAGTTTATGCTGCTGCAACGAAAAAAGACCAGGCAATGGTCCTCTTTCGTGATGCGGTGGCGATGGTCGATCAGTCTCCGGCTCTTTCCGCACGCATACAGAAATCTGGCGGCGCCGGAAAAGAGTGGAACCTGGCTTTTCTTCAGGCTGGTTCATTCTTTCGCCCAATTAGTTCAGATGACGGACAGTCGGGTCCACGACCACATTGCGCTCTTATTGATGAAGTTCACGAGCATAAAAGCAATCAGGTTGTTGAAATGATGCGCGCCGGCACTAAAGGTCGCCGGCAGGCACTCATTTTTATGATCACGAACAGTGGACACGATAAAACCAGCGTCTGCTATGACTATCACGAATACGGTAGAAAGGTATCTGCCGGTTCGATAGAAGATGACAGTTTTTTCGCCTTTATTTGTTCACTGGATGAAGGTGACGATCCTTTCAAGGATGAGTCCTGCTGGAAAAAGGCTAACCCCTCGCTGGGTCACACCTTTGAAGAAAGCTATCTTCGTGAGCAGGTGACTCAAGCCCGGGGGATGCCTTCAAAAGAGAGTATTGTCAGGCGTCTCAACTTCTGTCAGTGGGTTGACGCGGCTAACCCGTGGATGAGCAGTGATGTCTGGATGGGATGTGAGGAAAACTTTGATCCAGATGAGCTGGAGGGTGAGGAATGCTACGGTGGCCTGGACTTGTCCGGATCCCGTGACTTGACTGCCCTGGCGCTGTTTTTTCCAAAACAACGCAAGTTGCTGGTGGAGTTCTGGACACCCAAAGATACCTTGCTCGAACGGGCTAAAACGGACCGGGTGCCTTATGACGCCTGGGAGCGCGATGGTCACATCCACACTACGCCAGGCAAAGCGGTGAAATACGGCTTTGTTGCCCAGCGTATTGCCGATCTGACGGAGAAGTTTGATATCAAGGCCATCGCCTTCGACCAGTATCGCATTAAATATCTTGAGCCGGAGCTTGAGGAAGCATCGGTTTCTGTTCCCTTAATCCCTCATGGGCAAGGGTACTACAAAGCGAAAGATTCCGGGCTGTGGATGCCTCACTCCATCGAATTGTTTGAAGAGTTGCTTGATGACAGCGTCATTATCATCAGGACGAACCCTTGTCTTCGCTGGAATGCGGCTTCAGCAGTGACGGAGGCTGATCAGAAAGAAAACCGAATTTTTGCCAAGAAAAAAAGTACCGGGCGTATCGACGGCATTGTAGCAGGTGCTATGGCAATCGGTGCCTCCGAAGGCTATGAGGATGATTCTGGCGATATCGACGACTTTTTCAGTAATCCCATCATTGTGTGAGTCACCATGAATAAAGAGAAGAAGCCAGGCCGGATAAAAAGCGCCGTTCGCCGGTGGCTCGGCGTACCCATCTCCCTTACCGACGGTGAATTCTGGGCTGCTTATGCTGGTGGGCAGTCCGCAGCAGGGAAATCCGTTACGGTTGATAAAGCTCTGCAGTTATCGGCAGTGTGGTCATGTGTAAGGCTGTTATCCGAAACCATCGCGACGTTGCCTGTTGGTTTTTACGAAAAAACGGCTGGCGGTCGCCAGAATGCAAATGATCACCCGCTTTATGAGCTCCTCCATAATCAACCCAATGCTGATATGACTGCAGTGGAGTTCTGGGAAATGATCATGGCCAGCCTGCTTTTGTGGGGGAATGCTTATGCAGAAATCGATCGAACCGGAAAGCGTATTACCTCGCTGGTGCCTCTCAGGCCAGAAAGGATGAAGGTTGATTTAAGCAAGAGCGGAGATCCAATTTATACCTACCGTGACTGGCCTTCAGGTATATCCCGAAACATTGATGAACGGGACATCATGCACATCCGTGCGTTCAGCACCAATGGTGTCATGGGCCTGTCACCTGTCAGTTATGCCCGACAGACACTTGGTCTGGCAATGGCAACAGATGAAGCCAGCGCCAAAGTTTTTAAAAACGGCATGCGGCCCAGCGGCGTTCTCTCAATGGATCAGATCCTGAAAAAAGAGCAGCGCAATGAAGTACGTGAAAGCATGGTTGAACAATTTTCTGGATCCATGAATACCGGGAAAATGATGGTTCTTGAAGCGGGAATGAAGTTTCAGCCTGTTGACCTCAACCCGGAAGACGCCCAGATGCTGCAGTCCAGAGCCTTCAATATCGAAGAGATTTGTCGGTGGTTCAGAGTATGGCCGGGGTTGATTGGACATACCGCCCAGGGGCAGACGATGTGGGGAAGTGGCGTCGAACAGATGCTGATTGGCTTTTTAACGTTTTCACTTCGTCCATGGCTGACCCGTATTGAGCAGGCGATTCGTAAAAGTCTCCTGGCTCCGGGAGAAAGAAATAAGTACTTCGCAGAGTTTTCCATCGAAGGTCTCTTACGTGCTGACAGCGCCGCCCGTGCCGCTTTTTACTCAACGATGACCCAGAACGGTCTGATGACCCGCAATGAAGCACGGCAAAAAGAAAACCTTCAGCCAAAACCTGGCGCTGACCAACTAACCGTTCAATCCAACCTGCTGCCGATAGATCAGCTTGGCAAGTCCGGCGACAGTGAATCAGCCAAAAACGCACTGCGGGAATGGCTTGGCATTAAATCAGAGGAGACGCCGGAATGTACCGTAAAAACGCAGCCATGAAAGTAAAGGCATTCGACTTCGATATTAAGGCTGTCAACGATGACGGCCTTTTTTCTGGATACGGTTCTGTCTTCGATGTGGTGGATAGCTACAACGAAGTCGTGGCGCCGGGCGCATTCCTCGAAAGCATCGAGGAAACGCGAGCTAAGGGGAGGACGTTCCCTGTTCTCTGGCAGCATCGCACCGGTGAACCCGTCGGGAACTGGGATATCTCAACCCTGAAAGAAGATAAGCATGGGCTTTTTGGTGAAGGCGCTTTGTGGCTGGACGACGCCACCTACGCCAAAACTGCATGGAGAGGCATGAAAACCCGTGCCATTACGGGCCTTTCCATTGGCTATTACGTTCGGGAATCGAATTACGATGAGAAAACCCGGATCCGCACATTAACGAAGCTCGACCTGGTTGAAATCTCTATCGTTACCGTACCAGCCAACGACGATGCCCGCATCGACGTCATTAAGTCGAAATTGTCACACGGTGATCTTCCTTCCTTACCTGAATTTGAGAAGTTCCTGCGAGAGGCAGGTTTCTCGAAAAGTCAGTCCGCTGCGGTCGCCTCCCGCGGACTGTCCTATCTGCTTGACCGGAGTGAGTCCGGGGGCGAAGACGGCGAAACCAAAGCGGCTATTGCGGCGATGCGCCAGCAACTGAGCCAGTTTTCTCTCCCAAAAATTCTCTAAGGGATTTATATGTACCAGAAAAAATCGGCTGATGATCAGCCACAAAGTATTGGCGAAATCTCTTCTCAGCTCACCATGGTGATTGATCAGGTCAAAAACTTTGGCGAAGACGTGAAGAAAAAAATGGAGGCAGGAGAAACCGTTTCGCTGGAACTGAAACAACGAACGGACGAAAGCCTTAATCAGATGAACGAGCTGAAAGAACGTCTCACTGAGCTGGAGCAAAAAGGCGCACGCCGCCCGAACGATGCACCTGTACAGCGAAAATCGCTCGGTGAGCTGGTGGTCGAAAGTGAAGAGTTCAAAGGTATGGACAGTTCGGCCCGTAAGAGCATACGCGTCAAACTGGAACAGAAAGATATTATGAACGTGCCGGCCACTACGGGCACAGGCGTGAGCCCAACCAACAGCCTGGTGGTCTCCGATCGTGTTCAGGGCATTATCGCCCCGCCGGAACGTACTCTGACCATCCGTAATCTGCTTATCCCCGGCACTACCGCATCTAACGGTATTGAATTCGTTCAGGAAACGGGGTTTACCAATAATGCTGCAGCTGTGGCGGAAGGTGCCCTGAAACCAAAATCTGACATTCGGTTTGATCTGAAAAGTGCGCCGGTTCGTACTATTGCGCATTACTTTAAAGCGTCCCGTCAGATCCTGGACGATGCGCCCGGTCTGGCCAGCTATATCAATGGCCGCGCTCAGTATGGTCTTCGTTTCAAAGAAGAGCAGCAACTGCTGAGCGGCGATGGCACCGGCGCGAATATCCTCGGTATTCTGCCGCAGGCAACAGAATTTGCGCCAGCCCTAACCCTGTCCAATGCCACGCCGATCGACCGTCTTCGCCTGGCTGTTCTTCAGGCCGTTCTTGCGGAATATCCGGCGTCTGGTTTTGTCCTGAACCCGATTGACTGGGCAGGCATCGAGCTGACCAAAGATAACGAAGGTCGCTATATCATCGCGCAGCCGGTCAATGGTGGTGTTCCTCGTATCTGGGGTCTCCCTGTTGTGGAAACACAGTCCATGGCGCAGAACAACTTCCTGACTGGTGCCTTCAACATGGCTGCGCAAATCTTCGACCGCATGGATATCGAAGTGCTGCTCTCCACTGAGAACGAAGATGACTTTATTAAAAACATGGTCACCATTCGTGCGGAAGAGCGTCTGGCGTTAGCGGTTTATCGTCCGGAAGCATTTGTCACCGGTACTGTAACCGCTTCTGGCGGCTGACAATTCAGGGCCGCTTAGCGGCCCTCTCTTTCTGAGGAGATAGTGATGGCCAGAAAAAATGTGGCTGAACCGTCTGTACCCGACGGCGTAAGTGCGGCGCCAGAACTCACAGAGTCCGGGACTATTCAGGTTCAGCCTGTCCGGCGTTTTATGGATGGTGACATTTTCAGGACGCCAGCTGATGATCCGTTTCATGTCTCTCGCTTACGTGCTGCCGAGCTCAAAGGTAACGGGCTGGTGACCATAGTAGGTGAAGTCCCTGATAACAAAATGAACCGCGCCCCCGAAACCAAAGGGTAATGGTTATGACGGTAATCAACACTGAAACAGCCATGGAACATCTCAGGCTGGATGATGAAATCGATAAAACGATGGTGGAGGGGTATCTTGCCGCTGCGGAGGATGCTGCCATGCAGTTTCTCAACCGACGCTTTTTCGCTGACCAGGCTGCTCTGGATAGTGCTGTTGAGAATGAAAGCGCTGGCGATCGTCCTCTTATCATCACGCCCTCCATTCAGAGCGCGGTTCTTCTTATCGTGGGCTGGTTGTATGAAAACCGCGGGGATGATCTGAGTCCTGATATTCCAGGACCCGCACGCTGGTTGCTGAATCCCTGGCGAATTCAAATGGGTGTTTAGCTGGAGGAGATGATGAAAATTGGACCAATGCGGTATCGGATCACCATCCGTAATTTTATTACTACACGAACCCCGAGTGGTCAGCCAACAGAAGAGTGGTCTGACGGCGCCACTATCTGGGCCGAGGTTAAGGGGATAAGCGGTCGTGAGCTGTTAGCCGCTGGCGCTGAGCGTGCCGATGCCACCATTCGAGTCTGGGTACGTTTTCGTACAGATATCTCAGCTTCTTCCCGCCTGAAAGTACGCACCGGCCCGTTTAAAGGTGCTGTTCTTAACGTTACCGGCCCTCCGGTTCCGGATATCAAAGGCACCCGGCTTGAAATTCTTTGCAAACAGGGGACCGAAAAATGATTGATGTGAATCTGGATTTTTCCGGGCTGCAGGATATTGCCCGCGATCTGCAAACGCTCAGCAAGGCCGAAAATAATAAAGTTCTCCGGGAGTCGACTCGTGCTGGCGCCGAATTGCTCCGCCAGGAGGTTATTGATCGTGCTCCTGAGAAAACCGGAAAACTGAAGAAAAACGTTGTTGTCGTCACCCAGAAAAGCCGCCGTCGTGGTGAAATCTCATCGGGGGTGCATATTCGTGGCGTTAACCCGCGAACGGGGAACAGCGACAACACCATGAAGGCCAGCAACAAGCGGAATGCGTTTTACTGGCGCTTCGTGGAGCTGGGAACATCTACGGCGCCAGCA